AAATACCAGAATTACTAGAATACGACCCTATAGAGAAGGGTGACGCGATTGTTATTAGAGAAATACCAAACGAACTATATCATTCAGAACTGGGCATCAGCTCTAGTTTTGTACGTAAGTTTGGCGAATCGCAAATACACGCCGTTGAAACGGAACAAGAAACCACCCCCGCAATGAACTTTGGTACTGCTGCCCACTACATGTTAGTAGAAGGCGAGGCCGTATTTAATGACAACGTAGGCGTGATCGTTGGATCTCCCTACACCAAAGTTAATAAAGAGCTGAAACAAGACTTTATACAACGTGGCCTGGTGGCTATCAATGAGAAAGACTACTTAGATATAGAAGGCATGCGTTCTAATATCATCCCAGAAGCGGATATGTATTTGAACGGTGAGGGCAAGATAGCGGAAGCGTCTTTTTATTGGTATGAGGACGACGTGCTTTGTAAGTGTAGACCTGACGTTATATGCAATCCGCAAGGACCACATCAGGATTTTGAGATTGTAGCGGTGGATTACAAGACCACTTACAGTGGCAGTCCTGAATCGTTTTTAGAATGCGTACTGAAATACGGATACGAGCAACAAGCCGCTTGGGGTAGGAGAGTATTAGAAGGTGCGGATTACAGAGTTAAAGAGTTTGTATTCGTTGCGCAAGAAAAGAAAGAACCTTACGCAAGCAAGATATTTAAGATAACCGATAAGCAAATGGACAAAGCCTGGTTAGATATGAAGGATATGTTGGAGTCTTATAAGAAATACCTTAAAGGAACTAAACCTACCATTCATAACAGTCCGAATATCGTTACGCTTGAATTAGAAGAATAATGGCCAGATTGAAAAATGAGGACCGATTGTGTGGGGCTTTTTACCAGGCACACAGTTTTTTGGATTTTAATTTAAAGACTCATAACCAAAACACAGGTCCTTTATCCGAAGCAAAAATGCTTGGTATAAACTTGCCAGGCGTTATGCGTTATCGTGAACAAGCCACTGAGTATGATGCAAGACTTTTGGACATTTACCAAAAACTTTGCAAACAAGAATATGATTTGTGGATGGATTCTTTGAAGTTTCAATTTAAAGCAACTTTGTTGCATGAGATTTTGCCACCCAAACAAATATTGAATGAATTTTTCGGAGATCTCCATATACGAGTGCCGCACGAAAAAACTTTACTTATATCTGATAGGGGGGGTGCCACCACAATTATGTCGGTACAAGAACACAAAACAGATCAATTCATTAAAGATGTAAAAAAAGCGAATAAAAAAAGCGGCTTGTTTGCTACCGATGTAGGTTTACGAAAATTATTGAAGCAAATCAAAAATTGGAAAACAGAATCGGTTTTGGTTTGCAGAGTGACGTTCGCACACAATATGTCTAAAGAAGAGATATATAAACCAAAGCGTTTTAAGAGAAAAACTGTGGAAACTATGACCAGACCCACAACAGCGCATTATCCTACAAATCTTGTGTTTCCTTGTGGCCTCACTATTAAAGAAACACAAAATTGCACACCTGTAATCATAGAAGATGTCCAGCAATTTATTAACGAAAAAGATTATGGTTTGTTTAGCGCAATGGTTTTTCCATACAGCAGTAAACCCATTGAGGGCAATTATTTGCAGTGGGACCATACTGAGAAAGAAACGTTAAAGGATAAACTTTGGAAGAGAATGAACAAAAGGTGGAAAATGGAAGAAGAATCTTATGTTCCCCCAAGAAACAATTTGTGGCGAGCTGCATTACAAACTTTGGTGCATATATCTGTATTAACGCACCCAGATTTTAAAGAGTTTTGTGTAAACATGCTAAAAAAAGACGGTATGCAACCTAACAAAACACCATACAACAAAGACAATCCTTACAAGAGCCGTCCTGGCTGGCGTCCAGCTTTTGAGCATTACGTAGTAACAATAAATGTGCCAGATGATGTTAGTAAAGAAGCAGACGCTAGTACACATAAAAAACGTCATCATTTGGTGCGTGGTCATTTAATGAGATCGCATAGTGAAAATTCAACTGACGGTTTTGTGTGGCGCAGATCTCACTGGAGAGGCAACAAAGAAATAGGTACTGTAACAAAAGATTATGTTATGGATATAGACGAAAGAATTAATAAACAAGAAAGAAAGCAAGTTAATGGCTAAAATAAATTCCAGAAACAAAGGCGCTCAGTTTGAAAGAGACGTTGTACGTATACTCAATAACTTCTTTATAGAGGAAGGGATAGATTACCAAACTAAACGCAACCTAGACCAATACCAACAGAAAGATCTTTGCGATCTACAAATACCACATCATTCAATAGAATGTAAGTTCTACAAAGAAGGAGATTGGCTAAAAGCTGCTTGGTGGGACCAGGTGTGTAAGGCCAGCGAAGATAATATACCTGTACTTATATTCAAATTTAATCGTCGTCCCATTCGTGTATGTATTCCTTTATACGCAATAAATACCGAGTGGGTTAAAGACAATCAAGCCATAGCAATTATGGCTATAGACGATTGGTTATCCGTTCTGAAAACTAACTGGAAATCATACTCTTAAAGGAAAGTGCTAGGTTGAGCGTTGCGCTCTGGACGACTCCTAGCGTAGCCGATGTTTTTAAAGTGAAGGTTTGCTGGGGGCAGACGCATCACTTTTGGAAGAATCCTTAGACTCGCCCATACTTGGAGGAAGATCAGCTGCTTTTGGAGCTGCCGCTTTTTCCAAAGGTTTAAATCCTACGATTCTATTGCTATCACCGTAATCAGAACCTTCTTCTGCTTCTTCTACCGCAACCGACACAATAAACGCCTTCTGGTGTAAATCGTGCGCACTTTTTGGAGGATTGTCGTTACCAAAGCCTAACGCTTTGCATAATCTGGCCCAATCCGCTTTAGCGTATCCTAAATGCTCTTGGTTTTCCGCCCAAAGCATAAATGGCTTACGTAACATCCAACCCGCGTAATTGTCGCCAGTTATTTCTACTTCAAGCCATATCATGTCGTTACCCGCTTGAGATTTCTTTTTCTCGCACGTAGTAACTACACAAGGATAGTCACCTTTTGGAATTGCGGTATTGTCACTACCCGCATCATCTATATTAAAATCAAATCCATCAAAATCACTCATTTGTCTGCACCTCCGCAAATCCAAGTTTATTAATAATAGTAGTTAGATCAGGGGATTCAAACTCTTCTAACTTACCGCTACGATCTTTGGCAATGTAATTTTGACCAATTCTCGTTTGTAACCAACGAGAGGTTACGGTTTTACCTTCTTCATTTTCATCGTCAAATGTACGCAAGACCAATACCTCATCAAAGAAGTATGGTATTTGCGTTGGCAGTTTAGCGCCAACCATCATCGGCTGATAATGAAACATGCCCGAAGATTCATCGCGTTCCCTACTTTGTTTAGCGATAAATACCACGTGCATCGGAAGGTCCCTAAATCTACGCATCGTTTTAATCATCACTTCGATGACCTCTCCGTACGCACGTCTAGGATCTTTGCTTTTTGCCTTCTCTTGCGACAATAAAATTTCGGCCATTTCTGTCACACTATCTAAGCAAACAGTTTCATAGTTCAAAGTTTTATTCTCTAAGAGCGAAGCAATTTCTTCTATTTCAGAAGCTTCCTTAACCTCAATAGCATCAAGGTCAGGAGCATCTTTAATAGAAAGTAAACCACTCTCCATACTAACGACCAATGTTTTACCAGGTGCCGTTTGACAGAGTGTAGTTTTACCCGCACCACTTTCACCGTAGACCAACAGCTTCGCGCCTTGCTGTTCTACAAGTTGGTTTGGGGTTTTAATACGATCTTTTATACTATCGTTCATATTACTTTCTCCAAAAGTTGTTAATAAAAAAGTTTTCGTTTACAATGTGTTGAAAACTTAATTAATACGTATTGTAAACATGAACAAAGCAAAAAACAAGAACCAATGGAAGATAAATTATCTTTATCGTCAACAACAACTATTGGAGAAGGACCTGATGACTTTATACCAAGAAGGACTGGAACCAGAATATAAGGAGCGTGAAGTGGAACGAATAACACTAAAACAGTATATTGAATTTATAGGGATAGAACCAGCCGCAGAATTATTTGGCTGCTCTACGCATGCAGCAAAAGCCTGGAGGTATGGCAATAGACAACCCTCTATTGAACAGGCTAAAAAAATAATTAAAGCCTCTAACGGAAAACTAGATTTTGAAGCAATATTCGGCTCGATTGAAGAGGCTGATGAGAAAGCGGTTGAATAGTGTTAGACGTCAAAGCATCTGCGCAGGATTCTGCGTTGGAGCTTGCTCTTGCTTACGCGGAAAGTGGCTACACGCCAGTACCATTATTAAGACATAATAAAGTACCACCCAAAGAACTCGGGGGGTGGCAACAATACAAAGAGCGACAACCGACGACGGAAGAAATAACTCGGTGGTTTAAAGACCGCGATGATTTAGTCGTAGCTTTAATCTGCGGTAAATTCATAGTGGTTGACGCAGACACACCAGAAGCCTGTATATGGGCAGAAAAGAATTTACCAAACACTCCTTGCAAAGTAGTTACAGGCAAGGGGATGCACTACTACTATAACAACCCAGAGAATTACACTACTTACGTAGCCAGAAGAACAGACACATCAGATCCCGCAAAACTTATTGATATAAGAGGAGTGGGTGGATTAATTATTGCGCCGTATAACATTCACGCAACTGGGGCCATATACGAACCAAAATTTTTAGACGGGTGGGATTGGCATGACACCAGCGATTTACCTGACCTAACAAAAGAACATTGGGTGATGATTACAGGCGTTGACAAAGTTAACGGCAAATCAATTACATCACCTTTCTCAATAGAAGGTGTAGTACAAGGAAGCCGTAACGATAACGCGGCAAGGTTAGCTGGGAATCTAATAGCTAAGAACGTCAGTATAGAAATGGTGGAATTTTTTGTTCAATCTTGGAATCAACAGAATAAACCCCCCTTACCAAGATCGGAAATATCTACTACAGTTAACTCTATATTAAAAACACACGAAAGAAAGAACCAACAGGCTCCAGCTTTTATACAACGCACTTACAACGTGAAAGAACCAACCGATTTATACAACCCTCCAGGCATTATTAAAGATGTGTATGACTATTCGGAAAAAATAGCGCAGATACCGCAACCAGCTTTATCCATGCAAACATCACTTGCGCTCGGTTCAGTAGCGCTTGGAAGAATGTATAGAACGGATATGAATAATTTTAGTTCTATGTTCTTTATGTGTATTGCAAAATCAGGGCAAGGCAAGGAAAACGTAAAGACAGTAATGGAATCTGTTTTAGACGGAGCTGGGTACGCTGACATAATGGCTGGTGACGGATACACCTCAAGTGGTGCCGTATATAGTTTATTGCGTCATAAACCTACACACGTGACCGTAATGGACGAATTTGGTAAAAGGCTAGAGTCTATATCAAAATCAACCAATTCAAATAAAGAGGACGCTATACAGGTCCTTATGGAGACGTGGGGGCGTTGTCATGGAACGATTAGGCCAGATAACTACTCTATGATGACTTTGACTCAAAAACAGCAACAGGAGGCCCTAGATCGCTCTACAATCAAACCAGCTATAACGTTGGTCGGTATGTCTGTACCAAGAAACTTTTACGGAGCTTTATCAACAGGACGTATCGTGGACGGATTTTTAAATCGTTTTATAGTGGTTGAATCTAAATTACCCAGAAGCGTTAGCCGAATGGTCCCTTTCGTAGAGCCTTCTCACGCTATATGCGAGTGGGTTCGTAAAGTTAGAGAAACCAAAAATGAAATTGAGCAGATTGCTAGGGATAATTCAGAGGTAGATTTTAAACAACGATTAGTAAAATTTGATGACCATTCTAAAGATCTACTTAATAAACTTGCTTATGAATTGGTCGATCAACAAAATAAATTAGAAAAAGACGGTTTAGAAGTATTACTGTCTAGAACCAGAGAGAAGGCCATGCGTTTAGCTTTAATATGCGCAGTAGCAGAGAATCCATATACCAATGTAATTAAAGGTGATATAACCCAATGGGCAATAGATTATGTTTATTACTACGATCAGGTAATGGTAGCTACGTGTGAAGATAAAGTGGCTGGGTCTGAAATGGAAAGCCGTATTAAACAGGTGTTGAGTTTTATCAGGACGCAAGGAGAAATGGGTATTAGTCGTCGTGATATAGACAGGCGAGAATTGTTTAGATCAATGAAATCTTTTGAAGTAAAAGAAATAATTAATCGTTTGATGAACGCTGGAGAGATACAAGAAAAAGACGTACGAGTAAAAGCAACAGGGCGACCTATGAAAAGAATAGTCGCTATAGATCCTAATTTTTTCGATGACTAAAGAGACAAAAAGAATGATTTATGAAATGGCATCTATTTGGTTTTATATGTTAATGCTATTAACAATTTTAACAGCCAGTGTAATTTTAGCGCCATTTATCTTTTTACATCGTATATATAAACACATATATGAAGGAGTTATTTATGAACGCGAAACCGAAGATGGAAACGATCAGCGATCAAAAGCGCGAGGAGCGCGTCGCTGGATTTATAGAAGGATTATGGGGCGTAAGATGTCATAAGTTACCAGTTAGTTACGGCTTAGATTATTGGTGTGAAAGCCAAGAAAGTTCTTTCTGGCTAGAAGTTAAATGCCGTAGTTTTGGTATAGATAAATACGATACCTTGTTATTAAGTGCTTCTAAATTACGAATGGGAGCTGCGTTATCTTTGGCAACTAATAGGCCATTTGTTTTAGTATTTGCAATGACTGATAGTGTGTATTCACACACTTGGGATAAAGACAAAATCTACGATGTGCGTTTCGGTACGATAGCAGAACCGCAATTGCCAGAAGATTCAGAACCGTACGTACATTTAAGTAAAGAGGAATTGGTTTGTTTATCTGAACACCCGTTAGGGTTTGATCGGGAAGAATTGGGACTTACTTAAACTAAACCAGCTATACCAGCTCGTCTAGCAGCTATATCTTCGTTAGCTATAGATCCACCCAACAAACTTCTGCTTATGGGCATTTGATTAGGTTGCGTAAGTGCTATTGGTTGGACTTTTGGTATTTCTAAACCTCTACTAATTGGTTTGGCTACTTGATCTATTATCTGTTTTGTTTGTTCTCTGAGATTAGGAACTTGCTCTATAACCCCAGAATCTCTTAGATTTCTTTCAACATCTTCTGCTCCTTCAGCAGTGCTTCTGCCTAAAGTTGAAAAGCCACCCAGTCTAATTGCTTTTTCTACTGCGTCTAAAACTTCACCCATCGCAGTTTTATCTGTTCTAGACATCAAGCTTACTATTCTTGGATTAGCAAACAGTGTTTTATAGATTGTTAATGTCGCAACTGTAGGTAATAGGTTTAAGTTAAAGAAACCTGCGGCAAGCGTTCCTGCTACAATTGAACCAGCTCCAGTTTTTTCAGCTCCTGATACTGTAACATTCATCGCTCTTGCAAATCCTTTAAGGGCCATTTTTAAATCTTTACCAAACATCGCCTCTAGTGTTTCATCTCCGTAAGAATCTAAAGCCCTTTGAAAGTTACCAGGTTTAAATATTTCTGTTAAGTCTGACCCTCCTGGCGTAACTCCTTTCTTAATCAATTGCTCTAATGCTTCATCTTGCACATTTAAAAAAGCTTCTTCAGTCACTTGATTTTTAACTTGATTAATGGAAGCCGCGCTGTTGGGCCTAAATACAACTTGAGCTATTGTTTCTGGCGTAGCGTTTTCTACGTTGGTTAAAATTTTTGATTGCTCAAATCTAAGCAATTCATCACTTGCTTTTGCTTTGGTTTCTAAAGTTTCTAAAAAACTATTAAATCCAGGTCCAAATTCCCCACCAGCATTTAATCTTATGTCGTCGGCTAATTTTGCTACTTCTTCTGGTCTTAATTTAGGACTGTATTTATTAAATTGATT